CTTCTTCTAATACATCTGTATAAATTGTATCATAAAAAGCTAAGTAAAATCCTTCTTTAATGTTATAATTTATAATCTGTTTTCTATGATCATATATATCGTATCCAATAACGATACAAAAACTAGTGACTTCAAATAGAAAATGAATCACGATTTAGGCTTTTCTTGTGTGAAGATCTGCTATTGAAGAAGCTACAAAAGACTCGGGCTTTATTTTGAAGTCAAATCCACAGCCTCGAATATAACCTGATATCATATTTTTGTATCTTGACGATTGGTGTAGTTTATCTGGATTAACATCAGCATGTATTTCAATGTTAATATGCTTGAACATCTCCTTTATTTCTAAAGCTAGCTCAATGGAATCAGTTGTTTCCTTTAGTAATCGATTTGAAAGATCAAGATATAAATCGTTTTTTATTTTACTCCTGAAATAGAAATATCTTTTGTCATAGTAGTCGCTATTTAAAACACATATTGCTTTTGCAAAAACAAAGTCGTAGCCAAGTTTAACGCTATCAGAGCCTATTATGACTTTATGTTTTTTTGACGATGCAACGTTCTCTAAGATTACACAGATTTCTTTAAAACTTATTTTTTCTCTTTTACCAGTTTTCCATTGATTAGACATTTAAAAACTCTTCTAAAGAATAACGTTAGTATTTATCTTCCAATATACTTTACTTCTTTAATGTTGCCAATATATTGATATGCACCTTTGTTAAAAAGAGGCGCAACGCATTTTGATTTTCTAATAGATTCTTTAACAGCAATTTTGTCACCACATTCTATACATGTTAAATAACCTAGGTTTAGTCTTTTAGCAGAATAAGTAATATAACAAATCTTACATTCAGGCATTTACACTCTTTTTGTAATATTTTAAAGTTCCGTTTAGTTTTCTAAAGTAGTCTACACTTGAAAGACCAGAAGCAACAACTTCTTCAGTCCATTCTTTATACATAGTATAACCAAGTTCAGTTAGCTCTTCTTCAACTGGAGGATAAGAAATTGGGTCATAAAAACCATCATCAGGCTTTTTCCATACACCTTTGCTTTTTTCTCCTGTCTTATATAGTTTGAGTGACTTAGGAGTTCCAGATAATATAGTTGCATCAAGCAAAGTCTCAGGTTTAAGACTTATTATAATCTTATTGTTATCTTTGTCTATTAAGTTGCATTCACATGTAAAATTTTTCCTACCAACTGTTTTGATAAACTTTAGAAAAACTTTTTCTTGCTTTTTAAAACATTTTACCAGACTGATTGCAACTTTACTTTTTACTTCTTTTGAATTAACTTTTTCTGTAATTGTGTCAAGAATTGTCTGGAATACATATGAGTCTATGTGGAAGTATATCCACTTATGTTTAACACCTAAAAACTTTTGTTTGATTTCGTTTTTCATTTGATCTCCTATACAATATTATAGGTTTACACTGAATTATTTACACGCTAGTCGTCTAAGTCTGTTATAATATCCAACACAGCAAAGTTATAGTTTTCTTCCAGGTATTCTATAACATCATCTCGTTCTGCATCAGAATCTACTTCGTCGTCTTTTAACGTTAGACTCTTTGGTAAGACAGCAATCTTTCTCGCTTCTTCATAATTGCAATCTTCAAACTCAGTGTCAGAAAAGTCCCATACTATTTTTTTAATCTTTATCATTTATATACTCCTGCTTTTTTTTTATATATAGACACACAAGACAAATATTTTTTTTAAGTCTTATTTATTTCATGCTGTATATACCATATAGCTTTGTTTAAGTCTTCTTTACTCTTAACCGGGTTTTTCTTTCCTGCACGAGCAATATACTTCACAGCATTACCTAAATCAAATCCTAAAGACCAAGCATCAATAACATCAATAACCTCATGTCCAGAATCTTTTAGATAATGACTGGGATGATTTACGTTTTCATGTTTATTTTTTTTTGATTTACTACACTGACAAAGAATTCCTGCTTTGCAGGATGTACATCTGTTACACTTGCTCATTTTGTTTTTACCTTAATTAAACTTGTTATATTGTTTCTTGTACTATTCCAGATACGAATTTTTATTCGTGAGTTAACACAAAAAAGTTTATACTGAAAGAAGTAGTCTTCTGTTGGAATATTATATATTCTTTCTATACTTAGAATTAAGCATAAAATTTTTTTTGTATTTGGTCTTGTAACTAAATTAACAAGACATCCAACAGATAAATCTTCATTGTCATTTGACATTGTTTAAACATGACTACTATTTAAGACGTCTTCTAGAGTTTGTATACCAAAAGTTCCAAGTTCTTCAGCAGAAACTGGAATATTAATTTTTTCTTTTCTGTTAACTTCAAAATCAGAAAAGTTTCCAGTTTCTAGACCAACTCTATGTGGAACACCTTCTAGATTTTCTAGAGAACCGTTTAATACATAAGTGTTGTCAATTTTAACTTTAACATGTTTCTCAATCGTAGAACCATTTGTCCTTATATGGAATACTGTGTGGTTTTTTGAAGATGAGCCGTATCTAATCCAAGCAATACCTGAGTTTTCAAACACGTCTTTTATATTAACACATGTCTTGTAGTCAAATGAATCAGCTGCAGAAAAAAGAATCTTATGATCAAGCGCTTCTCTAATTGCTATCCAAGCATGATTATTTTCTTCAACTTTTGTTTTTGCCCAAGCTCTACCTCTGCCTGAAAACATTGCCTTTATAGAAATATTTCTAGTCTGATCAATGTTAAGTGCATTGTTAATTGCTTCATTAAACATTTCTCTAAGAATAGTTGTTTTTACTTCATGATTGTTTTCTTTTAAAGTATTGATTACTTTTTGAACAGAAGGAAAAATTATATTATTGATTGATTGAATGTCCATTTTAATATCCTTTGTTGTTTTTAATATTATAACACTACAATTTAAGAGTTACACTTTATTATTTTCTTTCTTTCATTGCTTCGTTAAACTCTCTTCTTGACTGTAAGAGCTTTGAAACCATTCTTGCGTTTGGTTTGTCTATTAGCTCAGATGTCTTTCCCATTCTATAACCTCCGTTAACTAAACAATGAAAGCAAAAAAGTTCTTCTTTGATTTCTTCATCAAACCAAACTTCTTTAACTTCACCGTGACCATAGTTTTGGTCTGGACCTTTTAAATAAACCCAAATCATATCACCCGGTTTTAAGTAGAAATCACTTGTAGAGATCAACATAGTTTCCAAACCAAATATCAAAAGTCTTGATTAACTGATCATAGTTTCCCATCATCATTGTTTTTTTGATGTCTTTTCTAACTCTTTTTGGTATGTTGATTTGTGCGCCAATTGTGTCCACATATCCCAATAAAACAAAAGCATTTCCATCCCTTCCTCTCAAGTCTATTTTTATTTTTCTATTTTCAAGTTCTTTACTAGATCTAATCATGGACTTATCCTAAACTGCTTTGCTCAGACTTACTGAAGTATTGCATAAATTGTTTTTCGCTTATAGCCATAACAGTACTATCACTTACTCTTGTTAGAAAACATTTAACAATACGCTCAGTGCCTTCAGCCTTTTGTACTCTTGAACTATTAAAAATAAACTTTTCCCACTTTATAATAGGCTTCTTTTCACCTTTAATCCGCATACCAACTTTTGCTGGCATAAAATATCTACCATGAAACTCAGTTTTAACAACAGAACCTGAACCTGTTTTACCCATAAAGTAAACTGATTCACCATTTCTTACTTCAGACCAACGTCTCATATGATAATTCCTTTATTTAAATTGAATGTAGCTAAAGATTAGCGCAATTTCTGTAAAAACAAAAATAAAATAAACATCAGCTCTACTTCTATTATTATAAAAGCTATGTAAATAGCTAAACAGCAGAACAAAAATTGTGATTATGGTTATATCAAACATTTCCAACATACAAAATCAAGAAGTTAAAAAGTATTGTTGAAATAGTAACACTTGCATGTTGACTTGAATCAGACAAAATAATAATTATAAAAAGCCAAAGAAATAAACCGACAACAAGCATTAAACATTTTCTTCATATAGATTGTTGATTTTTAGAAATTCATACCATTCTTCTAACTCATGATTAGAAGGATTAGACAAACTAGCTTCTTTGATAATGCTTATTTCTTTTTGAATGTCAAGTGCCACGTTTGTTGTTTCTGCTGACTTCTGTCTTTTCCTTATGGGTTTTATTTCTTTCTTGATCTTTCTGTTTTCTGGAGATATCTCCAGCTGCATTTTTACTGGTGTGTTGCCTAGCAAAACGAAGTCTTTTGCAATCCTATCTTCAATTAGGATAGAACTTTCTGGGTGGTCTTCTTTGGACCCTCTGTGTCTTATTTCAAATCTAACTAAAGGATTACTAGATTCGCC